CCGGACCGAACGGGGAAGAGCCCGTGCAGTGAGTGCGGGATTCGTTACCCATGGCGTGACTTCAAGACGTGCAGAGCATGTACAACTCTCGTACGTTGTGAAGTTGCATCATGCAACGAGTGGGTCCGGACTGTATTCTCGACCTGCCGCAAGCACACAGCACTCATCAGAGCGTATGGTGGCGAGCCGCGTCGGCTCCCGCTATCGCTCGATGATCGAGACAGACTAAGGACAGACATGACACAGGAAGTACTGGATGCGGTCGGTACAGACGACCGCTACAGAGACCCGACCATCCTGCGCTTCAGCGCATCGGTGGCGAGTCGGTATCACAAGTGCCATGGCTCGGCTAACCTGACTGTCGCGATTCCGGGCTTCGAATTCCCGGCACCGAACGACAGTGGGTGGAAAGGCGTAGGCACACAGCTCCACGAAATTTTCGCGGTTGCGCTTTCTGACTGGAAGAAGCTGCTTGTCATAGCAGCATTCCTGAAGGAGCTCGTGACCCGAAGGGACCGTGTCAAGCTGCTGGCTGACAAGAAAGCCTTCATCATCTGGTGGTTCATGATCGCGAAGACAGCACCGCCACTGGACTATGATGTGGTGGCGCGTGGTCTGGTCTACAAGGTTCCTACGGTCGACGTGGACGGCAACGTCAACGGTGAGCGTGAGAAGGCTGTGGAGCCGCGCTACGTCGTGGCTATGGCCGAGGCGATGGAGTACGTGTACGACATCATCAAGGCCATGGACCCTGACACGCTGCAGATCTTGACGGAAGTTAAGAAGGAAGCGTGGTGGCTGGAAGGCAAGTACAAGACCACGGTCGACTTGATCGTCATGGACAAGAACGAGTTCCACTGCCTCGACTTGAAGATGGGAGACATCCCAGTCGAGGCATACAAGAACACACAGCTGATGTACTATGCTGTGACGTTCGGTGGGATCACGTATGAGTCTGCGACGCTTCACATTATGCAGCGCAACAACATGAACGTGTGGGTCGTCAAGCAGGACGAGCTCAACGAGTTCATGCATGACATTCAGGACAGCGAGCGTGCGATCCTTGCCGGTGACGTGAGTCTCAAGGCAGGGTCGCACTGCACGTTCTGTCCTGCCAATCCACGGTCGAGGTCTGACCGTGGTTCCAAGGTCTGCCCCGCTATGCAGGAGCTTCTGTATGGAAGCGACGACAAGGCGAAGGCAGAAGAAGATGCACTGGCAGAAGGGGACTGGTGAGGATGCCTGACAAGGTAACACTCAGCGACGATGAGGTCATGACCATCATCGAGCGTGCTGGGATCGAGATGGACACGCCAGCAATGGCGGAGTTCTGGACGGCAGTCAGCGAGTTTCAGGACTCGCTGAATCTGCTCGTGGACTGCATCATCGATCATACCGTGAGGCTGATCAATGAGCAGGCGTAAAGCCACACAACAGTGGCAGCAGAAGCTGGCAAGCAAGGATACACCTGAGTACGAGGAGCTGAACGACGAGGTCTACAAGAACATATCGTCGTCGCCTCACTTCGAGGACTCAATCGGCTGGCACGTCGCTTGGCAGGAGCGTCGAATGAAGACGCGCACCGCTCGTGCATGGGTGCGTCGTCTGCTCTGGCGCTACGGCACCGACCTTGGTGGAGCGACGCGTGACACGCTCTACCGCGAAGCGTATCGGTTGTACCAGGAGGCTGTGAAAGATGCTGAGTACAAGATCTTCGATAATCTCATGGAGCTTCTCGGAGAGCAGCCGCGTGTGCCGTATCTCTGGATGGTCAAGGACGGCAAGGTTTCGCAGGAGGAATACGACCAGGCGAGAGCTGAGCTCGACGTCTGGTATGCGAAGCTCTACGCGCTGCGTAATGCTGCGCGCCTGTCGGACGATTACGTGGACATCCCGACCGACTACGAGGTTACATTCAAGTTGAAGGACAAGGAGGCTACGACCGAATGACGTATGGACTCGACTACGAGACCTGGTCCCGCACCAATCTTCCGGTGCGGGGCCTGGCGAACTACGTTGCTGATCCTGAGTTCAAGACGCTCATTTGTAGCGTGGCGGACGCAGACGGCGAGCTCACCTACGACTGGATCTTCGGGACTATCTGGAAACGAGGTAACCCAGTCAATGCGTTGGGGCATGACCGTGATGAAGTCTCAAACGGTCTACAAGGCTGGTTGGCAGATGCCAATCAGGGTCCAATCATGGCACACAACGCTCCGTTCGAGCGCGAGGTCACGCACTGGTGGTACGCGGACTTTGACCCGTTCAAGTTCGAGGACAGTGCTGTGGACGCTCGCATCTGTGGTGCGGAGTCCAAGCTCATCGTGGCATCGCGACAGCTGACGAACAGCCACAAGCTGGAGGAAGGCAACGACCTCGTCATGCTGTTCTGTGTACCCAACGAGTGGTATCCGGATGGGCCAACTCCGGAGCTGATCGAGAAGCACGGGCACATGAATAAGTGGATGCGCTTCATCGAGTACTGCGAGATGGACGCTAAGGGTAGCAGAGAGATTCGGCTGGTCGCACAGAAGCTTGTGGACCAGTTCGACCCGATGCTGCTGATCCGTGAGGCGTACAACGAGCAGGCAACGTGGGAGCAGAACCAGGCTGGCTGGACGGTGGACCTGCCTCTCGTCAAGAAGATGAAGACGAGGGCGTGGGCCAACGGTCTTATCGAGCAGAAGAAGTTCATGGATTCGACTGGCGAGGTTATTAACTTCAACTCGCCAGCACAGCTGAAGAAGTACTGCGAGGATCGGGGCGTACGCGTCAAGAGCCTTGACAAGTACAACCTGCCTGTCCTGCTCGACAAGGTCAGGGATGACATCCTGACCACTATGACTGAGGACTTGAAGCCCGAAGGCGACGAGCCGCTGGTCATGACGGTGTCAGAAGACACCTGGGTCTGGCGGCGTGACATGCTGGGTCAGCTGTCGCCAGAGGCAGAGCGCAAGGTCCGTAAGCTCCGTGAGGTGCAGGCCTTGCTGGAGTGCAAGCGAGAGATGGGTGGAAGCACGCTAAGTAAGCTGCCGAAGATCCTGGACCTCGTGAGTGAGGACGGACAGCTCCGAGACCAGTACATGCACTGTGGTGCTGGTCAGACTCTGCGTACCACGGGACGCGGCGTGCAGATGCAGAACATCGCTAAGCTCGTCGTGGACGCGGACGGTAACCCCGTCCGTGAAGTTGACTCGGTCTTCGACCTGACAACAACGTGGACCAACGTCGACATGGCAGGTCAACTTCGTCAGGTCTTCACAGCCAGTGAACCTGACGGGAAGATCATCGTCGGTGACTTCAGCGCAGTGGAGTCGCGCGGACTGGCCTACCTCGCAGGCGAAGAGTGGAAACTCGACGCCTACAGGGAAGGCAAGGACGTGTACAAGGTGCTGGCATCGAAGTACTTCGGCGTGCCGTACGAAGAGGTTACCAAGGAGCAGCGACCGAGAGGCAAGTACTCGGAGCTGAGCTGTGGCTACCAGGCTTCGGCGTCTGCAGTCCAGGACTTCATGTTCCGCCTTGGCTTCAAGGTCACGCTGGAAACAGCGCTGGAGGACGTGAGCAACTGGCGTGGTGCGAACCCGAAGATCGTGGACTTCTGGTACAAGTTGGACGGACTGCTGAAGGATGCAGTACGTTACAACGAGATCATGGAGGGTCGGATCGGTCACGATCTGATCGTACGCTTCAGCCCGTTCGAGCTACCGTCCATGAGTGCACAGCACCCCGGCTCGTTGTCGCTGTGCATTCAGATTCTGCTTCCGGACGGCATGCCGTTCGTGACGCGCTTCGTTCACGGGTGCTACTTCCGTGGAGACAAGCTCTGCTACTACAAGCCTGCAGAGCGCCTCAACGGAGAGCTGTGGAAGGCAACTTACCAGCATCCGAAGACGAAGAAGGAGACGTACTACAGCATCTACGGTGGCAAGGTCGCAGGCATCCTGACACAGTCGCTGTGTCGTGAGATGTTCTTCGACAGCCTCGCTGACCTGAGGTTCCGGCTCCGCAATGAGCGGAACGTCAGGATCATGGGACAGTTCCATGATGAGATCAATGCGGACTGGGTTCCCCAGGAAGCATGTCACAACGAGGACTGGGTCAAGGAGCAGTTCAGACAGGCTATGACGACGTGTCGTCTGCCTGACTTCCCGTTGGCGGTGGACGTTAAGTCTGCCTACCGATATATCAAGTGAGCTACAGCGGCGGGGCGTGTGACTCCGCCCCGCCGCTGGACCAATACAATGAGGGTGGTGCAATGATTAAGTTGACTGGTGTCGATCCCGGGATTAGGGATACCGGGCTCGTGACAATCAGTCTCGATCCCGACAGAAAGCAATGGGCCGTGGAGACACGTGTCTGGAGCGACGTCACAGAGCAGAGCAAGAAACAGGACGTGGTCCTGGACCCGCAGTTCATTACGGAGCTGAGTGCGTACGCGTACGTGACTCAGCCTACGCTGTCAGCCGTGGAGGGCTACAGACAGCGTGGACGTAACCAGGCGAACGACCGCAAGATGCTGGCGATGGTCCAGCACTGCAAGAAGCTGATGCCTGGCTCGGTCATCGTGGATAACACGGGTATTAAGAACGTGGTGACGCAGGACATGTTGCACCTGTTCCAGGTACACAGGTTCCCGCACACGAATCACAGTGACCTCGTGAGTGCAGCACGCGTGGCGCTGAAGGTTGGCATTGCCAACCCGATCGTCAACAAGGTGCTGTACAAGTTCGTAATCGACAATGCGACAGGAGCGGACAGATGGCAGCAAACATACTAGTGCCGCAGTCGGTGCGGACGATGGAGAGTCCAGTCACTCCGGAAGAGTGGATGGACGACGGCGCGTGTTTGAACAGGGACCCTGAGCAGTGGTTCCCTGACACACGTGAGGAGATTGCAGAAGCCAAAGAGTTCTGCAAGACGCACTGCAAAGTGCGATTCAAGTGCTTGGCATTCGCCATGCTGAAAGAGAAGCCGTACATCAGCGAGAGCGGTAAGCAGGTTTCAAACCTGCGGTTCGGTGTGTTCGGCGGGCTGGACTCCAAGGAGCGCAAAGCGCTTCAAGAAGAGATTGACAAGAAGGCGGAAGCCGAGAAGGAGATGACAGCATGACCAACATCATCATGGGCAACGTGGAGTACGAGCAGCGCGAGTGCTTCAAGAAAGAGGACCACACGGCACACGTGTGGCACTCGAAGTACTGGTGCCGAGGACTCGGTCTCGACGAGGATGGCTACGTGAAGCAGCCCGACGCGTGGACGCCCGCGGAGCCAGAAGACGCTCCTGCAATCCTGGATGCGCGGACTGCCTACGGCGACAAGGTCCAGAACCAGATCGAACAGGCGGCGATGATCAACGCCTACCTGTCGGGCCGTGAGGTTCGTCCAGTCGACGTGCCGATCATCATGGTGCTGATCAAGTGCCACCGCATCGGCAAGATGCCGGACTACAAGGACAGCTATGACGATGTCGAGGGCTACCTCGCAATCGCCAAGATGGTCATCGGTGGTGACATGATCGAGGCGACGACAGCCGCTGAGTACATGAACATCAAGGCCAACGGGCAGAAGGAACGAGTGATCGAGCTTCGTATTCCGGATCAGAGCGAAGGCTCAGTCATGCAGAGCTGGCTGAACCATCGAGCAGACGGTCCGGCACACCCGTATGAGAACGTCGAGCGTGACATGCTCAAGGACGTTCCGGACGAGCACAGCCCGAACCTCTGATGGTTACCTGGGATGAAGCCGAGCGGGTCTACCAGGCACTGGACCCGAAGTTCGAGGCTTGGTCCCTGGCGCAGCGAGAGGCTTACCTGAAGAGCCTCTCGCTCAAGCGCCAGATGCTGTTCTTCCCTACCGGGCACGGCAAGACCAAGACAACACTGGGAATCCTGGCGGCCAAAGACATCAAGAAGGTCTTTGTGATCGCACCCAACGCGACACACGCTGACTGGAGGCGCGACGCTCACGCGCTTGGAATGGAGGTGTTGATCATGACGGTTCAGAAGTTCCGTCAGGCCGACACCAAGATTCCGCGTGAGTATGAGGCCTGGGCGGTGGACGAGTTCCACCAGCTAGGGGGTCACGATGCCACCGGCTTCGGCAAGTTCAAGCGCATGATGCGCACCTACACAGGTGAAGTCATCATGTCTTCGGCGACTCCGAACTACAACGATCCTGAGCGTGTGTTCTGCGTTCTGCTGATCGGTGACGAGCACCCGGAAACGAACTATCTGGACTGGCTGTGGGAGTATTGCATCTGTAAGACCAGCCCGTTCAAGATCATGCCAGACACGTTCGGCTACAAGGACTACGAGAGCAACATCGAGTTCCTGCTGACGCGTGACTGGGTAAGTTACATCGAGGACAAGGCGGAGTGGGACGAGCGGTGGGTAACACTGCCCGAGACCTACGACGACCTGTTCGAGCGCTTCAATGCAGATACTCGTGAAGAGAAGATCATCAACAGTGAGATGGAGAAGCGCCACAAGCGCGTACGCAACCTCCACACTACTGAGGATGGAACGATCAGACTCGAGATTCTGCAGATCATGCTGACCGAGATGAACAAGTTCCCTCGGTACCAGAAGTGGATGATCTACTGCATGCACAGCAGTGTGTCGAAGGCTCTGTATCGGTCGCTGTCCAACGCAGACAATGTGTTCTACGTGGACGGCGACACGACTAAGAAGCGTCTTGAGGAGCAGAAGCACGGCTTCATAAATGCGGAGCGCGGGTTCCTAATCGGGACCAGCTCAATCGCTACAGGAATGGATGGCGTCGACAAGACGTGCCATGCGATGTTCATCTTGGATGACATCGTCGGCGATGACGCACTGCGTCGTCAGCTCATCGGGAGGATCCTGCCCCGAGGAGCTCAGGACACAAGCCCCAGGCTTGTGATCCGTGCTACCTTTTAGTGCCAAGCATGAGATAATTAAGGATACAGTACTGCACTGAAAGAGGGCGCCATGCTAGAAACAGAGATCGAGAAGTATCTGAAGCAGCTGGTCTATGAAGACCTAACTGCTCTAGAGCGCTTCCGAGTCGAGATGAAGATCCAGATGATTCGTCGTCTGGCACTGGGAAGCAGGTCAGCTATCAATGCCTAGGGTCTACAGTAAGGCAGATCAGATCGCAGTGGCTGTGGCGATGGCTCAGGTCATCGACATGAGACTGTATCGGGGCCTGATCTACATTCCTGTAGACTACGAAACCGATGCGGACAACCCCAGATTGGAACGCACCGTATGGAAGGAACTGGATACCGAGGGCTTGCTTCAACGCGCGAGGGCACTAGACATGCTGTTCTCGTCGCCGCAAGAGTTCTCGAACTTCAGGTACATGCTGATGCAGATGGCTACTCGGGAGTACAATCCTGAGAGTGCCGTCCTCATCAAGCACGACGGTGGCTTGGGGATGCTCACTGACATGGGCGTACAGCCGTTTACGGCAGGCGACTTCATGCCCAACTACATCAAGCACGAGATCATTCCGAAGGAGGACAAGGACTACAAGCTCGTCAAGGAGCTGTTCAAGACGATCTCATCGTGGCTCAACAGTCCAGAGCAGGCACACTCCCTGCTTCACCACCTAGCGACTGCGCTGCAGCCGGGGTGGGCAGCAGTGAAGTATGTACTGCTGCTGGGCGATGGGCGTAACGGTAAGGGTACGTTGCTCAAGATGATCTACAAGCTGCTGGGGGATAGCAACATCAGCGGTGTGCAGAGGCAGGCGATGGCGGCTCAGCGTCCGATCATGAAGACGCTGAACAACAAGCTCGCGAACGTAGTATTCGATGGTCCACAGCAGTACATTCCGGAGTCCGGTCCTGAGAAGACCGTAGTCGCCGGTGAGCCGCTGATCATCGAGATCAAGTTCGAGAATGAGCCGTTCAAAGTTCAGACCAATGCACTGTTCATCGAGGCTCTCAACAAGGAGCCGAAGAGCAGGGACAAGTCTGCGGCGATCCAGAAGCGCATCGTTCGCTTCCAGTTCCCGAACACATACGAGGATGACTTGAACTTCCTCGCCTACATGCAGAGCGATCGTATGATCGATGCGCTCCTGACTCTGCTGTGGGAACACTGGGTGACAGAGGATGAGCTTGCCGTTAAGCTCAAGCCGTCGAACCTCAGTGAAAGACTGCAGATTTCGCAGATCGCCGACACCTCTCCAGTGATGGCGTATCTCGAGGATGTGGTTCGTAAGGACAGCACACTGCTGGACAACCTCCGGAGTGGCGAGTACCGAGCAGACACGCTCGCGGACTCGATGCAACCGTGGCTCCACACACAGGGCTACGGAGACCGTACGGCCAACGACATCTGGGATCTGCTTAAGGAGCACTTCGTGATCGAGCGAGTCGTTCGGCGCGAGAATGGACGTCCGGCAAACCGGCGTCTGATTACCTCGATCAAGCCTGCTACACTGCAGGCAATCGAGCTCATCGCACAGTCTGGGAAGGAAGACGAAACCGATGAAGAAGCAGTGGTACGAGGATGACAGGCAGTATGTCATCAACAAGCCTGTTCCTCTGGAGTTCGAGGAATACGGCACACTCAGCCTGATCCGTGTCTACAGCAAGGGCGGCACAGAGACAGGCTGGGGAGCGAAGGACTGGGCGACGCAGCGCGAGGCGGGACGGTTCGATCCGGACCGCTCGGTGCGCTACTTCGAGAAGTACCAGCAGCCCTTCGCATTCGTGATGCGGAGCATCCCGTTCGTCTGCATCGATGTAGACGGCAAGAACAACGGGCAGGCATTCACGAACATGCTGCAGTTGCCGGAGACTCTGGCAGAGCGCAGCAAGAGCGGGAACGGCTGGCACCTGATCTATCGGGTGCCGGGAGCATCGTTCGACTCGAAGCGAGGATTCGCTGAGATGGAGGACCACAACGGCGTGCTGCCTGGCATCGACGTGCGTGGGACTGGAGCCATGTTCCACTACCCGAATCAGCAGTGGAACAGGATGAAGGCAGCAGACCTGCCGATGTCGCTGTACGCTCTGCTGGAGAACGCTCAGCGCATTCGGCACAACGCACGTCTGACGGCAGGTGGTACGCTTGGCCTATCGGAAGACGAGCTCGTCATCGTGCACGACCGGCTGGCAACACAGCTGGCTATGCGTGCACCGGTCGGTACCCGCAACCAGCGGCTGTACGCGATCGGGACGCAGATGTTCGCGTCGAACTACCCGGACTGGGAGATGCAGATCCGTCTGCGTGGAGAACAGCTCGGGCTGGACGTCGATGAGGTCGAGCAGATCCTCGAGAACATCATCAAGTACGCGCACTGAGAAGCAGAACGGGGGTGGCCATGTGCCACCCCCGTTTTCTTTTTATGTTATAATGAGGCCACAGCACCATGAGTCGGAAGGAAACCATGGCTGAGACAGATAGGGAGCGGGCCGAGTTGGAGGCCATGCTCGAACAAGAGTTCAAGCGGGATGACAGATTTGCGAGCACTGCTGGTGCTCCGAAGACTGCTGACGCTGTATTGGGCCTGGTCCTGCCCAAGTCCGCGCGTGGGCGTCTTCCACTGACACTCACTGATTACGTGGGTGAGGACAACCCGGCGCGAGTAGAGTGGGAACGGCAGGTTCGCTTGTTCCTTCGCAGTCTCCGGCCGTCCACGCGTTACCGTGGTCACAAGGTCAATGCACCCATGATTTTCGAGTGGGTGACTGGCGTGACGATCAAGGAGATTCAAGAAGCAGAGGGCGTCGACCTGGCAGAGTGGCGTGGTGGTGCGGCCAACGGCTCAGCCAACATGCACCTGCGTCACATCAACGCAATCCTGGCCGAGTACTTTGGTAAGCCGCGCAAGACGACCATCATGGGTCGGCACGTCGGTAAGGCTTACGACGTACCGCGAGGATTCAGGACCGAGCGACGGAAGCCGCTGTGCCTGACCCTGTGGCCGGAGTGGGACGAGGGGCAGCTGGACCGTGAAGCGGTCTGACCCCGGATACGCTCGCTGGAAAGCGGTTGAGCGTCAGCGCATCTGGAGGATTCAGAACGAGGCGAACCCAATCGTTGCGCTCCCGCTCGATGAGCGTGTCATGCCCGCGACGTTCGGGCTCGAAGAGGCATACTGGCATCCGCTCGCATGTGAGTGTGCTCAGTGCCAGGGTGCCGTCCCCAAGGCGATGAAGCAGCTCCGCCTCGCAGAGTCGCCGATACCAGCTGCTGTCAAAGCACAAGGTTCGAATCTTCCACAACTTCCTCGTCTGGTTTTGCTCCGCCTTCAAGACGTAGCAGAATCAGTTCAGTCGAGGGAAGAGACAGAGAAGTAACAGCATCGAGCACGACCTTGGCGGCGAGTCTGGAGCGAGGACTGTTGCTGCGAGCATAGATGCTGGCGACTGTTGCAAGCCGCTGCATCCACAGCCACTCGAACCGCGAGTCGTCTGTGTCGCAGTGGTCGTCGGGAATCTCGGACCTCAGCTTGCGTTGGAACGGTACGACGTCAGTCAATGGGGACCTCCGGTTCCGGTGTCACGATGCCCTTGGTGAGGTCGACGAGCTTGACGCCCACGGCATTCTTGGTAGCGGGAGCAGTGCCGGTGCGCCGGACGCCGGTCGTCCTGTTCAGGATGATGCGCTGAGCGCGGATTGCCTGGTTCATGGCACCCTTGGAGCGGTCAGGGTTGTTGGCGATGTCAAACAGGTTGCGAGCGATGAGCTCCCAGATCGGCATGTCGAGTCGCGGCGTGTCCGGCCAGTCCGGATTGTCATCGACGTACAACAGAGCCCTGCGGACAGTGACATGCTTGGCGAGCTTAGCCATCAGTAGTACCCCGAGTAATCTTCTTCGTAGTTGCTGGTACGTGATCCGACGTTGCTGCTGACGAGTGTTCCGAAGAACGCGATCTCCTTAGTGGCCTGGACCACATAGCGGAGCGCGTCCATCATGTGCGAGTACTTGTTGTGAACAGGGTACGGGCTGTACTCGCCAGTGGACTCGTTGTAGGAGTACTTGTAGTTCTCCATGCAGTCGAGAACACGGTCGCAGTTGGGACGAGTTGTGCTGTTGTTCTCGTCATCCTGCAGACCGTTGATGAACGTGTTGTACATCTGGAGTCGAACGCTCTGCACCATCGTGATGACGTCAGCGGCATCAGTGTTGGGCAGGCCCTTGACGGTCCAGATGTTCGTACCCTTGGCGAGCACATAGACGTTGGGGAAACGCTCGCGCATGAGGTCAGCAGCAGTTGTGTTGATCGCTGCGACGTGGTGGTCACCATCCCACGGCAGGATGATCTGCTGGAGCTGACCGAACCAGGGACGGCGAGCAAGGTCATCGACGTATTCCGGCAGTGCCTTGCCGTGGCCTTCGCCACAGTCGATGAGGTAGAGCTTCTTGCTCGATGCGTCCCATTGGAATGCAATCCAGGCGGTAGCGTCGGAGTGCTTGCCAGCAGAGCCGATGTCAAAGGCAACGTAGACAGGGCGCTCGCGGAAATAGTTGAATGAGACGTGGCGCTTCTCAGCCTTGAGCTGCATGAGTGCCTCACCATAAACGGCAGAGGCGTCCATCTCTTCGAAGGAGCAGTGATACTCCTGGGCGAACATGCGGGTGTTGCCGAAGCGACGACGGTAGCTTTCCTCGATGACCTGGAGCTGTGCCTCGGTCAGCAGAGGCTTAGCTCCCGCATTACGCATAATCGCATTGAGATCATCGATTCCGCGGATGATGATCTGAGCATCAGGCCGGGTCTTGACAGACTCCATGAGCTGCCACAGGCTGTTGTTGCGCTTGCCACGCGGGGTGGCCGCGACCATCAGGCGCTTGTGACCATTCTCAGAGTCGATGATCGGTTGAAGACGAGGGATCGGGTCTTCCTTGTTGAACAGACTGAGCTCGGTGAACGAGTAGTCGTCGAACGACGTACCAACACCGTTCTGACCCTTGCCGGTCTGGAAGTAGCCCATTACCTTGAGGATGGACTTGTTCTTGAATCGGCCTTCCATGACCGTATCTTTCCAGCTGACCTCAGACTTCGGGACGTTGTCCTGAAGCATCTGGTACTGCTGGTTAGTCACAGGATCATTGTAGGACTTATCCCACAAGATGTTGCGGATGGAGGGGTTGTCGGTGCCGATGTAGACACCGGTGGTCTTTGGTCGAGAGAGCCGCGCATGCACGGTCTCCATCGACATGGCTGTGTCCTTGCCCGACTGCCGAGACATGACCGCAATACCGTAGCGCATGCGTTGCCACATCTGGTGCAGCTCGGCCTGATACGGTCGAGGCACGTAGTGCAGTGGGAATTTCACTTGAGTCCAATCATGTGATGAGCGGGCGGGGCTGGGGTTCCCGCCCGCTCTGCTTGTTAGGCCGGGCTCGGGTGCCTGCTCAGGAACGAGGCACGCTCGGTCGCGGAGTCGAGCGCCTCGCGGACCTGCGTCCACGCGACACCGTTGTCCGCGACCTCGTCGATCGCCTCGTTCAGCTGGGCGATGGCCTGCTTGAGCGAGACCTTGGATGCTTCGGCTTCCTCGGCGGCTTCGTCCGCTTCGGTTGCCGATTCGTCCTTGGTGTCGGTTGCGGCTTTCGCCTTGGCATCCGGCTTGTCCTCGGTCTTCGGCTTGGTATCTGCCACTTGCTTCTCCTTTGCGGGTTAGAGGATCAGGTTCGACGGCATGCCCATGGCGTTGAGGAAGACCGAGTAGTCTTCGCCCTCGTCGCCAATCATTCCAGTCTTGGACTGGATACCCGCCTGCGGACCGGCGTCAGTGGTGAACTGACCGCCCTCGGTTCGGGGCTGATTGGCAGCATTCTGTCGCTGCTGATCCGATCGAGCAGCGCCTCCATTTGCGCCTGCCCGAGACTTGGCGAGGTCCGCACGGACCGCGTTGATGATCGGCTGCATGTTGGCGTGGAAGCCGATCACACGGTCGCCGACCTTGTAGATGTAGTTCTGGCCAATCTCCATCACACGGGTCGCGAGCTCGCGGTCGAACTGGTTCCCGCCAGGGATCAGGTCGGGGTTGTTCTGGAACAGCATGACGCTGTCCTGGACGACCGACATGACCGGCGCAACGTCGCGTTGACGCTGCTGGACGAACCGGTCGACCTCTTTCTCCATGAGCTGCTTCGTGGCTTCCTGCCAGTCACGAGCTTCGGTGGAGTCGCGGAGCAGGATGTCCGGTTGACCCTGAATGGGGTTCGGAACCTTGCGACCGGCGAGCAGGTACGGGTGCATCTCGAGTGCTTCGAAGTACTCGGGATTCGCCGTCTTGCGGAACTCTTCCCAGCCCTGAGACTCGAACGCAGTCTTCAGGTTGCTTTCGATTGACTCTCCGACGGTGC